TCCACCATGTCTTGGACCTGCTGGGCCACCACCTGCATGGTGCTGTCACCTTGGCTGCGGTCGATCCGCTTGGCCTCGGCTGTCTCGGCTGAGAGCTTCTGGCCCAAAATTGCGGCCATGCCCAGGGTGTTGATCTGGTTCTCCAGCTGTTCAAGGCGCTTGAACTGCGCGTCGTAGCTGTTGCCTTGGGGTTCAATAAATTCTGCCCGCGCCGTCTCGGGAAGGGCCATCGCTTCTCCAGGACCTGCGCTGATCTCCTCTGCCGCTTGGGGGAACCCAAACAACGCCAGCATCGGTACTGCTGAGATGTGCAGCATGTTGTCTAGATCGCTCTGCGTCTGATACGCCTTGAGGTTCAGCTCAGCGATGTCAGCCAATGGCGGGCGCGACTCAAGCAGGCCGACGCGGTTGGAATAAGCAACAGCAAACGGGATTTCATCAAGGCTGGTTTGGCCTTCATCGACAATTTTGAAGTCGCCGTTGTCGTCCTTCTGGTGGATCTCGAAACCACCAGGGGTCAGAACACGCACCTGCTCGATTTGCTTCTGGCCATAGAGACCCTCAGGAACCACGATCTGCTCGTGAAGGCGCAGCTGGGTGAGCTTCTGCTGGCCGTCGATAATCTCTGAGCGATGGCCAAGGATGTCGCGCGGCGTGTACGCGGTCCAGTACGGGCGACCATTGTCACCAGCACGCGGTGCATCCACCAAGACCCCAATGTGGCCGTAGCGGATCATCTTGCGCGCGGTCTCGTACAAGAACACGTCGAGATTGTTGCCGCCGAGATCAACATCAAAAAGATGCTCTGTGATCACATCACTGACATCAGTGAGGCGCACAGGCTTGCGGGTCAACATGCCCGCTAGCAAGCGTTCGATTCTGGTGAGGTAAGGCTGGACGCATGAGCGTTGGAGCCTGGCGTCAAAACTCTCATCCAGCTCACGGGGCTCTTGCGGAAGATATTTACGATGCTTTTTTCTGATTGCAAATGTTCCACCTTGGAGAGCTTCCACTAGCTCCCAGTGGGGTTCCATCCCGATCCACTCCAGGCTTGGATCGCCAACCTCCGTGACTTTCCCGGAACGCTTCCGGCCTGATGTCGTCATCGATGAATACACAGCCGGATCCCGCCCTATGTCGTGAGTTTAGTAAAGACGAATCCCTGTGCCCCGTCCAGCACGTTCGTGGAGCGGATTGAAGGCACCCAGGATCAAATAACCAAGGCCATCCGTCCAGTGCTCAATGTTGGCCGACTTGTCGATCACATAATCTTCAGCGCCATCTTTGAACGTCACATTTTTGAGCGCCTTGATTGTGTGCTTACAGCGTGGATGAACAAAAAGGCGGATGCTGCCCTTGGCCGTTTTGATCATCCAGTTGGTTGCGTTGATCTTGTCTTTGACGGCCCACGGTGCCTTGGGGCTGATACAGCTGAAGCCAAAGCGGCGGATGATGTCGTGATCCGTCCGACCTGCTGATGATGTCTTGCGGGCAGAGCCTGTCGGGTCTGGGTAGGCAATGATCTGGCGATCAGGGAACCGATCCTTGAGCATGGCGCACACCTCGTCGGTGTTCGACTGCTTGACGGCTAGCTCATCCCAGATGTGCAGCGTGTCACCGACTCTGCTGCCCAGGACGCCCGCCATGATGCTGACGTTGAAGTCAGTCCCCCAGAAGATCGGGCCGCCAGTGTCCTTGATGTCTTCCGAGATGTTGTCATCGCTGAAGCCGGGGTAGACCCTGCCGGATAGCGTCTCGAAGCTGGCCAGATACTCCTGGCGGAAGGTGCGCTCGTCGAGCGTGTTGCGTGCCGCCTCGATCTCCTCAGCGGAGACGTTGCCACCGTCAATGGTGGTGAACGAAAAGGTGTCCCAGTCGTCTTGATCTTGAGCCTGTTCCCACAAATCGTGGAACCAGTTCAGCCCTGCTGGTGTGGTGATAAACCAAGCCGGGCCGTTTTGGTCTGATAGGGCCGGGCGCAACACCATCTCCCAGGCCGTCTGCTTGACGTAGGCCGCCTCATCTACAACCAGGGCTGAAAGGCTTACACCCCGGAGGCTGTCTTCGTTATCAGCACCGCGCAGAGCGATCTCGCTGCCATTGACCAGCTCGATCGACAGGTCTGTTTCGTTCTTTTTGGCAATCATGCTGTCGGGCGTCATGGTCTTGAGTTGACGCCAGGCAATTTGCTTTGCCATCCGATAGTTAGCGGTGACATACCAGCAGAGGCTGCCGGGCTTTTCCATAGCCCAGCAGATCAAACGGGTGATGCAGAGGTAGGTCTTGCCAAAGCGCCGCCCCGAGCAGAGCAGCTTGAAACGATGATCAGCGTCCCAGACCTGCCGTTGTGGATCTGTCAGGCCGCTTGTGAGGCCCTCGACGACTTCTTCTGTGCGGTCATCGTCTACAGGCTCAGCAAAGGCAAGCAGGGGCTCTTGTACTGCGAGGCCGTCTAGCAGCATCAGATGTCAAAGCGCAGCAGCTTGGCCTGAGTCTCCAGAGCCTTGATTGCGGTCTGCAGGTTGTCGTCACGTCCTGCGCGTTTTTCATATTGCACAAGACGAGAAATCGCAGCAGCTAACCATTCAGGCCGCTCAATCTCTGAGTCTTTAGCAATGAGCTGTCTTGCGCGTGCCAAGTATTCATCAGCCTGGCGAGGCTGCACCTGCCAAGTGTTCGCGGCGTATTGCACGATCTCGAAGCGTGAATATGACTGCAACAACAACTTGTAGACAGTGTTTACGCGCTCTTCGATCTCTGCGTTGGTTGACTTCTTACCCATGCCCTGAGCCTACAGGGAGTCACTGGAAAGATAGCTTAGGGCCGATGAACTTTGCGCCAGTAATCCTGAAGCTGCAAAATTTTGGGCTCAACCAAGTGCATCGAACTCACTGTCCCGACGAACTCGCCCACTTGGATCCGAACACAGCCATCGCTTTCGAGGGTGCGGATTTTGGCTGCGGGCATAGGCCGCTCTGAGCCGTCTTTCATATTCGAGCCAGGCGTTGAGGTCATTTTGATGCTGGGTGGCTTGGGCGTAAGCGTCTTGGTTCACGAAGCCTCTTGTTTGAGTTCTTCCAAGTCAACGCCCTTGGCTTCGAGCAAAGCTTCGTAGAAGGAAGTGAAATTCAAGCGATCGCCCCCGTCTTTTTTGATGGTGACGTAGCCGCAAGCTCTTACCAAGTCAGACTTGGAGACATCCCCAAGGTCTTTCACTTTGTCGAGCAGCTCTTGGCCTGTCAGCGGCACAGCCTGAACAGGTTCAGCGGCTTTGGGCTTTGAGGCAGGTTTCTGCTCAAGTGTGTCAGCAATGCGCTCAAGGGCATTGGCGATCCTTTCAATAAAGCCAGGTCCAACAAAAGGACCGATGTCACCGTTTAAGGTTTCGACGATGTCAGACAAACGCTCATAGTCAGTTTCACTCCAAGGCATCAGAAAAAAACGAATGGATTGTGGTGTCGGGGTATGGATCGGACCTCAACCCGCCCTGCCTTTCCCGCGCAGCTCAGCGGGTGTTGTATAGCTTTCAGCCTGGTGGGGGATCATCCAGGCATCAGGCTCCCCGACGGTGATCAATTTGGCTTGATAAAGGTCAAGAGGCAACGATTGTCAGCAAAGACTTCGTTGTCGGTTTCTGCGTACTTGTAGCCGCAGAAGCTGGCGTGCTTACAGAGGGAGGTGAGCTGCTCGGGGGTGGTGTTGGAGTAGATCAGGACGCTTGAGGATTCACCACCGTTCCAGTCAGGTGATTCAGAGATGGTGTCGCACCAGGGTTGGAGAGGGGCGTAAGGGTTGTCGGTCATCAGTTCTGTTCGGTGGGTGGTCGCATGTCATGCCAAAGCTCAGCTTTCAAGTCTCTGAGTGCTTCTTTGAGGGTTTCGCCGTGAGCTGAGCAAACGCGATCGACGCCTTCAAGATCGAGCCAGTCAAGGTCGACGTGAATAAACACGCCATCTTGACCAACCCAGTTTTCAAATGAATCGCACCAAGGCGCAGCCTTGAGGTCTGCATAGGTGCGGGGGAACTTGTAGCCGTTCATTTGACCGGCTCCACGGTGTAGGTGAAGCCAGCCTCTGTGGCGGCGTTCTTAAGGCTCTGTAGCTCGTCCTCGTCATAGGCCGGGTCAGCCCACTGCAGTTCGTTGTTGAGGAAGGCTTGGATCTCCCACTTGGGTTGGATGTCACGGTTGAGCACCATGAGGCTTTCGCGAGCTTCGAGTTCAGTTTGAAGACGCTCAAAGGAATCGAACAGATCGAGCCAGGTGTTGTGATTGTCCATGGTTGAGGTGGTGATGATGGTGGCCCTGTCTCCAGGGCCGTGGGTGTGATCAGCAGAAGAGGCCAGCCAGCTTGATTTGCTCGTTAGCGGCTTGGAGTTCTTGGACCTTCTCAGCGTCACCAGGGGCGTTGCGCTTGGTGAAGGTGTCGATCATCTGCTGGTTCTGCTTGATGACGAAGGCGATTTCGGAAGCGGTCATTTGTTTGAGGTGTTGAGTGGGAAGCGTCCCCGCCTCCCGATGTCATAAGTATGGCATACCCACGGCATACCGTCAACCCTCCGCCGCCAGAGCGCAGATCACAGTGCAGATGATGCCCTCAAGCTTGCTGGCAGGAACGCAGTTGTACTGACGCATCACCGCCGTCATGGCGCGATCAATCGCATCACGGCCATTGGACACCACAACAGGCTTGTAATCCTTCACAGGATCAACAGCGTCGATGTCAGACAGCAGCAGCTTGCGCATCATGTCCTGGCGGCTCATGTCGCGCTTGACGGCCTCCTGGGACAGGTACTCGCGCTCAGCCTCAGTCAGGCGGACATCAACGCGGACGGGGTAACGGCGGTTGGATTCAGACATCAGAAATCAAATAGATCAGAAGGGTTGGTGGACTCAGCCTTGAACGGGCTGGATTGACAGAGACGCACGTCAAGATCCCATCGGAGGTTCCCGATGGTGACGCTGGGGCTGCCGAGCTTGACCGCACGCACGCTGTCCAGATTGCTGGCATCAGCGATCACCCAGCCGTTGTTCCATGCACCGTTGCGGTGCAGCTCAACAGGGGTGCCTGGTTTTGGCGGATTCAGCTCGGCCTCGCATATAGGAAGCGCGAGATTCTCCACAACAGGGGTGCCAGCAGAGGGGGGTAAAAACCCCTCAGCTACCCCTCCCCCGGAAGTGGGGGTTTTAGTGGAAAAAGGGGAATAACCCCTTTCTTTATCGTGCGCGCGAGGGTTTGTTTCCCTTGTTTCCCTTTTTTCACCACTTTCCAGGGAGGGGGTATTGGGAACCCACAGCAGCTGCGGACGGCCCCCAGAGACCAGCGGTTCAAGCTGGCCTTCCTGCCGTACAAGATCCTTTTTCTCCAGCGCACGGAGCGCACGGTTGACCTTGCTGGCGTTGCACTTGGCCACGTCCTGCAGCTCTGCAGTGGTACAGGGAAACTCACCAGACGCCCACCGCTCACAGACGTAATCAAAGATGTCGGCCTGTCGGCCCTGCAGTTCGTCTGATGCCTCCTGCATGGCCTCCGCCGCCAGCACGCTCTCACCATCGCCGTGATGGATGAAGCCTTCATCGGTCAACTCGATCAGCAGCGTCGTGCCCTTGGCTCGGCCCTGGGTCTTTACAACGACGCGATGATCACTCTGTGTCTGGCCCTCGGCAGGCTGCTTGAACCAGTTCATCAGGATCGTGAGACTGGCTGCTGCCGGTAACGCATTGCTGCCTCTGCTGGCATTGGTGGCGTTTCCGCCGCTGACGCTTTTGTTGGTGTGGTGGATCATCGCCAGCGTGGCCTTATGAGGCGCAAGCACCTCGGCCAGCTTCCGTGCGGGGCCATCGAAAGCTGAGGTCGCCTCGTCGATGCCAAGCGGCGCGATTGTCGAGTGGTACGAATCCAGCAGAAACAGAGAGCCAGGATTTAGCTCGGCAACCTTGCCCAGGTGGTCGATGCCCTCAGGCGTGAGGTGCAGCGGTGCGCCTGTGTGCCAGAGCATCTCAATCGGTCCGGCCATGTTGCCGTCGCGATCAATCAAGCCCTCGCGCTTGAACAGCGTGTGCCAGTCGTTCTCCGGCTGGTCCGTGCCGATGATAAAAACCTTGGGACAAGGGCCATGCAGGCGTTGCCCTAAATAGGACTCCTCGCCGTGAAACCATGCGCTGATCATCCCGACCATCAGCGCAGACTTGCCCACCTTTGGCGGGGCCACCAACAGATTAAAGGTGCCGGACATGATCACGCCTTCCCACGCCCAGGGCGTCGGGGTCGTATCCATGCGCTCGCCTTTTAATCGTGGGAGACACACGCCTGCGATCTGGCC